ACAGGTGTTGAGGTTCTTACGGTACATTGTGGAGTTTTTGGTGGGTCACATATAACCCGACATTTGGGGACATCACAAACGGGTCTTGATTCCATTTTACATTCAGCATTTTGAGTACATACCCATTTACATTGGACATCTTCGCAAAATTTATCATCTTTTGGACATAATGCTCTCCTCGAAAATTCGGTTTTAGTATTTAAATCATAATCATCAATCGAAGCCATTAGTAATTAGTTATTTAGTAATATTTTTAATTTCATTACTGTATTGGTTATGATTCAATATAAAACTTCAAAATTAGTTTTTATTGCGTATCCTTGAAATGGCGTTTTTACGTTTTTCTGCCAATTTTTTTCTTTCTTCGTTTTCGATAATCTCGGCAGCCCTTTTATTGGCTTCTCGATTTTTGGCGATTGTTGTACGCGTGGGACCAATGTGTTGAGTTGCATTTGGAATACTAATTACATTAGAGTCTTTTTTCGGGGAGTTATTTATGGTTCTGGATGATTTCATTTGAGATTGAATAGCATTTCTTCTTGCATCTTCTAAAGTATTACCTTCATGTACTTCCACTGGATTGTTGGAATTCCAAGAACTTGAGATAATCCAACGTTTAGTTTTTTTTGAATTTTTAGTAGGGCTGTTCTTTCTGGATTTCGTCTTATTATGTTCTGATATAGACGAATCACTGCCTGACTTGTTTGCATCATCTAAAGATAATAGTTTTCCTAATTCTGTTATATTTTCTTTCCATTGTATGGCACTTATATTAGTATCAAGAGTGTCAACACTATTATCGTCTGTTCCTCCTAATTTCTTTTTAAGAGTTTTGTTTTTCTTCAAAAGAGTTTTTTTAGATTTTTTTGTTAATTTGCGTTTCAACTTTTTATTTTGTTTGTGCGTTTTGTTCACAGGCATAATTAACTAATATAAATAATTTATAATTCGCGAGAGTTGATGGCGGTTGTACGTTGAGTTTTTACTTTAGACGCGAGGTCTTTATAAGAGGCTTCGAGTTCAGCAATTGTTTCGATATTAGAATCTTTTTCATCATTAAGTTGTTGAAGTTCAATATCTTGTTTTAGTAACTCAGTTTCAAGATTTTGTATAACATTATCTTTTTGACTAAGTTGATCTTCCATATTTTGTTTACAATTGGTAAGTTGATTTTCTACACCATCGCAATTTGCTCCCTGCATTTTGACTTTTCTCCATTTTTCTCTACATTTTCTGTTTGCTTTACGCACCATATTTTTACATGATTGTTTAAGGAATGCTTTACGGGCGGCTTTACCGCCACTGTAAACTGCTTGTCCACCTTTCATTGCACCATATACACCGCCTAGTGCGACAGCTCCTCCAACTCCGTGATCCCTGAAACCTTTTGACATGGCATCGCCCATTGTATATGAATCTGGTTCTGAATCTGGTTCTGATTCTTCAGCTCGCGCCTTTGCCGCGTAACTGAGGGACGTATATAAAGAAAATGACTCACTTCTATGTAATAGTACATCAAATGTTAGTAAAATTGCTATGGCTATAAGGCCTAAATATAAACACATTGGTGTTTTCATTATTATATAATCGATAATTTTTATAATCTATACCTTTAGGTCATCATTGTTAAATGTATCAGATCTTCTTTTAACGATTCTTTGACGTAATTTGTCACCGGCTTCATCTAAATGAGCAATTTCTCTGGCTTGTCCTTTCATCATTTTTTCTTGATTATTAAGTTTTATGTTTTTTCTGCGAATTTTTCTTTGGCGCCTGTTTGCAGTTCTGCGCCAGGAATTTCTTTGTCCTTCGACTCTTGCAAGTTCTTGTTTGACAGTTGCAAGTTTATCTTTATGTCTTTTAAGTCTTTTTTCACATTGCACAACATTCTTTCCGGCTTTTTTTGCTTCTTTTTGAAGTTTTTTGAATTGTTTTTCAAGTTTTTTGAAAGGTTTTTTGAACGGATTTTTGAAACCTTCTTGTGAATTTGAACTAAAAAGATTAGGTATTAGAAACCCGATGGCAAGTATTAATGCCATTATTGTGACATCTAGTAACAGGTTCAAGTTAATTGATTTGTTCATTAATTATTGAAAGAATTAAAAACTTAGAAAACCAAGGTTTTAGTAATATTTACTAATATGTGGATAATTGTTAATTGTTCAAAAGAGTATGGTGGTAAAAAATTATCAGGAAAATATCATATTTTATCAAAAAAAGGAAAATTAGGCGAAGATATATTTAGTAATGTAGAGTCTGATATGTTTATATATAAAGTTCGTCCAGATTATTATGTGATTGGAACAAGACTATATAGTCTTTCATTTAGAGCATATTGTAAATGTTCTGACATTTTATCAAAAGGTAAATGGGAAGTATTGAACAATACTAGAAAATGGGTAAAAGATGATGAAATGTATGTGGAGAAGTGTAGTTTGTTTAATGAGGAAAGTGATAAAAAGACAGAATTCAATATTCCTGATGCAATAATAGTATATTCAAAATATTACAATATTAGAGGTGGTTACAAAAAGACTGGAATGAAGGTATATAACTGCGAAGTATATTATAATGAGGAGGACCAAAAGTATTTGTATCGTAATAAGTATTGTTGGGGTATAGGAGGTTCATGTCATTCGAATTATATGTATATGAAAAGTAAAGATGGAGATATTATATCGCCAGAATTGGCAGATTGGACAAAATCGGGTATAGTAGTGAAGGCTTATTATAACTGTGATTCCGAGTACATGATAAATGGTAAAGAAATAGATATGTTTTGCGATAAAGAATTTCCAGCAAACAATGCTTCTATTGGTGATGTAAAACATGAGAATGTATCTTGGGTGAGAGCTAGTAAATTACAACCACAGTGTGCAGAAATGGTATTATTTCATGGTGTAGAACCCAATGATATATTACAAGGTGGATTGGGTGATTGTTGGTTATTGTGTGCATTATCTACTTTAGCAGAGTTTCCAAATTATTTCCAAAATAATATTTTTAAAACGAATAAGGTTTCTGATGAAGGTAAATACGAATTGAAGTTATATAATATATGTTCAAGGAATTGGGAAACAATAACAATAGATGACAGAATACCATGTGCGGAGAAGAAATGGTATGATATTCCGCGTCCTCTTTTTGCTCAGCCAAATGAGAATGAAATGTATATATTACTTTTAGAAAAGGCACTTGCAAAAGTGTGTGGTTCATATTCAAAATTATGTGGGGGATATCCTGTATTAGCATGGATGGTGTTAACTGGATGTGAGAAATTAGAGTTGTGGAATAAGAATAATGAGACAAAAGATTGGATAAAACGAATACCTGCTCTAAATAAATTAAAAGAAGAACCATGGAATTTTCAAAAAATGTGGATACGTCCAACGAAAGAGAAGAATGATAATGAAAAGATGTTTGAGTATTTAAAAGAGTGTGATAATAAGAATTATGTTATGGCGGCATCAATACATGGAGATGAGATGGAAAAAGCAAGAGAAGATGGTTTAATAGAAAGACATGCTTACTCTTTACTACAAGTATTTGAGGAAGGAAATATTAGGTTAGTTCAGTTAAGAAATCCGTGGGGTAATAGTCATGAAAGTAGACTTGACTGGTGTGATAGTTCTCCAAAATGGAAAAATTATCCAGAAATTGCAAAAAAAGTAAATTGGTCAAGCGATGCAGACGGGTTATTTTGGATATGTTGGTCAGATTTTATGAGAATATTTGATGATATACAAATTGCAGCAAAGACAATTGAATAAATTATCTATTCTTGAGCTGCTTCCTCAGATTCCTGTAATTTTTTCTTCTTTTCCGCTGTTTCTTGAGCAGCATGTTTCTTTTGTTCATCAACTTGATTTTGGTAGAACATATCGCGCTGTAATTGATTGGATTTGTAATTTCGCATGAGTTCGTTTAACTCCTTTTCCATATATTCTTGTTCAGCAATATTGTCCGCATTTGGGTCCCATGGTAGCCAATATCCAACTTGTCCAACAAAAACATGAAAATCTCTATCGGAAGATTGAAGAATTTTAGCGCGTTGTGTGGCTTCATCATAAGTATTATAAACACCACGAATTTTTACGCCTCTCATTGATGTTTGAAAACCAGACTCTTTATGAAAATCTGCCTCAATTTCTTCAGTATTCAAAGAAATATAATCTTCATATTTTGTATCAAATTCATCAGCATTAATAGTAATATTACCCTCTGTATTTACAAGAGATTTAATAAATTTTTTCATTACAAATTGCTCTTTCTTAACAAGAACTTTTTCTGGAGAAATAAATGAAATGCAAGCATATTGTTGTCCTGGAATTGGGGTATCAACATCAAGATAATCAACTTCACCATCTTTTGCTTCTACGAATGCCATACTGAATAATATTAGTTATAATCTTATACTATAAAATCAAACGCATTTTGATAAAAATCTGGATAAATATTAATAGATAATGACTACTATAATTGATGAGTATTCAAGACAATTAAATAAATACAGAAATCAATATGGTACTTATACAATAGTTCTACTACAAGTTGGCGATTTTTATGAAGTATATGCGGATACAGATGAAGATGAACAAATTAAGGTTTTTAGAGATATTCTTCGTCAAAATGTAACAAATGAGAATGGTAAAATAGCATCTAGATTTAGATATAATATGTACAAATATTATGAGAAGAAAATGCTATACAATGGTTATACAGTAGTATATATAGATCAAGTGACTAGATTTTTTCCTTATAAACGAAAAGAGTGGGAATTTCGGGAAATAAAGTTATCTGGAGAAGCATATGCGAATGATAGTGGATTTAGCATAGGTGGTTGTTTATTTGCAAGTTGTTGTCCTGGCTGGCATGCTCATAATTTGCGTACATTTGATTAGCCTTAAAGGGACATAAGACTAGTTCTATAAATATAATTAGAGAGAAAGATAAATTATGCCTAACATTTTAGATGAATATTGTAAAATAACAGACGAATATAGAAATAAGTATGGTCATAAGACAATAGTTCTTATGCAATGTGGAAGTTTTTTTGAAGTTTATTCGCCCGGAGATCAAAGGGATACAGACCAATTAAGCGTATGTGAGAATATTCTAGGATTTCGTGTTACTAAGAAGAAAGAGGGACATTATATGGCTGGTGTAAATGTGTGTAGTTATAAGAGACATGAAAAGAAGCTACTTCAAAACGGTTATACAATTGTATATGTAGAACAAGTAACAAATACAAGTCCTGCAAAGCGTGAAGTAACTCGTATTATATCACCGGGTTGTAATTTAGATAGTGATAATGAGGAAGATGATGCAATCTTGACATCTGTTTTAGTAGAATCTGATGGAGATGATTGGTATATGTATATATGTATTTCTGATACGAATAGAGGAGATATTTTCATATTAGAAGTGGAACAAACTCCGGGCGATTCAATTCATGATTTATATTTAAAGATTCAGGATTTAATGGATACTTACAGGGCGAATGAAGTGCTATTGAATATCATTAGCAACAAAGAGATTAAATTACCAAATTTTGATACTACAAAATTAGTACATAATAAGGTAATTTCTGTATCTGAGGCAAAAAATGAAATTTTGAATCACAAAAATCATAAGAATTTACTAGAGAATTATTTCTCGAAATATCATAACATTTATGAAGAGATTTATGATAATCTGAATCTGGAGAACACATCCAAACAAGATATAGGTAATATGTTGCTAATGTTAGATTTTTTAAAAGATCATCATCCTGATTTCGTTAAAAATTTATCTCGTCCAAAAAATATTTCGCAATTCAAAAATACAGAATTGTTAACATATAACAACGCTTTTAAAAAACTACAGGTATTTTCGAATGAGAAAGACAATATGATGAGATTTATAAATAAGACGTTAACATGTTCTGGTAAGAAGAAGCTATTCAATTTAGTGCGTCATCCTTCTTGTGAAATAGATGTATTAAATCAGCGTTATGATGCAGTAGAATTCTTTGTTAAAAACAGGAATTTGTTAAATGATATTAAGAAGCATCTTCGTCTTAATGATCTGGAACGTTTATATCGTCGTTTTGCAATCGGACGTATTGATGCTTATTCGGATGTTCCTAAGATTTATGATATGAATAATCGTATAATTACATTGTTAACGATTGTATTGGGATATTCTGATAAACCACATTGGATTCCAGATGAGAATATTTTTCAGAACTTTCAAAATTATTCTTCGGAAATAGAGGCTGAATTTTGTATTGACTCTTGTAGAAATGGGAAAGGAAATGTATTTAATGAAGGAATTTGTCCAGATTTAGAGGAATTATATAATAGTTATGATAAATGTTTTGAATATTTGGAAAACATTCAAAGTGATTTATGTTCTTTGAGTGGTGAAACAGTATATTTACGTAATACGGATAAGGATGGATATTTTTTTGAGACTACTAAAAAAAGAGCAAATGTGTTGAAGGAAAAGATTAAGTCATATGTTGATGGAGAGCTGGTCGATAATAATGGTATTGCGAATTGGGGTTCTAAGTGTCCGAGTTTTGACTCATATTTATCAAAAGAAGATGCAAAAAATCTTAAATTTTCGAGTACTACATCTCAAGTTAAAATTACTTCTGATATTACTCGTAAAAAAACGGAGGAAATTGTGTATTTGAAGCATAAGATAGATAGTTTGACAAATAAGTTAGTAAACGAGAAGGTTGTTAATTGGTATGAGAAATATTATGATGAATGTTTGGTGATAATTATTGATTCAATGGCTTGGATGGATGTATATTATTCTTATGCAATGTTGGCAATTGAATGGAATTATGTTCGTCCTGTTTTAGTTGAGTCCGAGAATAGTGGTATTAATGCTAAAAAACTTCGCCATCCAATGATAGAACAATTATTAAAGGATGAAAGAAAAGCATATGTTCCTAATGATATTATTCTTGGATGTGATGATAGTTACTTACTATATGGTGTAAATTCTGTAGGAAAATCTTCATTATTAAAGAGTGTAGCATTATCGGTAATAATGTCTCAATCTGGTATGTTTGTTCCTGCAAAAGAGTACAATATCACACCATATGAAAAACTAATTGTTAGAATTGGTAATTCGGATAATTTGTTTGAAGCACAGAGTTCATTTATATGTGAAATTACAGAAGCGGATAAATGTGTAAAGCATGCAACAAATAAGACGCTTGTTATTGCAGATGAGTTCTGTGCATCAACAGAGAGAGAGTCTGCAACTAACATAGTAACAACTATGTTACAATGGCTAGACCAAGAAAACGCAAGTTATATTTTTGCAACACACCTGTTTGAATTATTAGAGACTAAATATATGATTCCTAGTTTGAAGGTTATACATCTAAACATACGTGAATTAGATAATGGGGAATTAGTTTTTGATAGAAAACTTACCTCAGGACCACCAGAAAGCAGAGATTATGGTACAAAAATAGCTTCTAAAGTATTCAAAGACCCCCGATTTTGTAAGATGTTGAAAAGAAATAGTGTAAAAGTCAAACCAAGTCTAAAACCAAAGGTTTCAAGATATAATCCAAACTTATTCGTTAAAGCGTGTACAATATGTGCTTATAGTCCTCAAAACGAAATGTCACTTCCATTGGATACACATCATATTAACATGCAATGTCAAGCGAATTCTGATGGTTTTATAGACAATTTTCATAAGAATAGTTTAAGTAATTTGGTTGTATTATGTAAACCGTGTCATGTAAAAGTACATCAAGGTGAGATAAAAATAAATGGATGGGAAGAACGAGATACGGGTACTACATTAGATTATGCATATTCTAATAGATCATTAATATCCAACTAATAGTAATGCCTGCGCGAAAACAAGGAACTAATATAGAAGATAAAAGATGTATTGTTTCTGCTCGTGAAGGCGACAGACGAACAAGACATGCGAGAAACTCTG